AACAAGAGACATTCCTGTAGTTAGAACCATTATCCACCCATCTCGCGATCTTCAACTTGTGATTACAGCTACAACACCTCAAGGCTGCAAAAACCTTTTGAAATACCTAACTGCTGATGTCCCAGGAACTGTAATTCGCACAACTATTGGATGCCTTGCAAACGAACCTGCTTTAAACGCCGTTTCAAGCCTCAGCTATTACAACACAGAGTGTAGTGATATTGTCCTTAAGAGTAAAGAATACTTCCGATCTGGATTGATGAAAATTAATGGTGTTTCAACTCAGGCTGGTGATTGCGGTCGGCCTTACATTGAAGACTGCAGTGAGCCTAAGATTTTCGGAATTCATTCTGCAGCTTCTGTTGCAGAATCTTTCGCATCTGCCATTGATATCAAATGGATCAAGTATTCCATTCCCATGAACGAGAGTCGTGACATCAACATCTTTGAACGACTCCATCTCAGACAAGCACCCTGTATCGTAAAGCAGACACGCTACTCCATCCCAGAATTTAAAGGCGAAATTGAAGTAATTGGAATGCTTCCTGTAAGCATTAAATCACCTGACACGCCTTATTCATTTGAATCACCACTCAGGAAATATTATCAGCATTTGATTCCGAACATGAAAGGACCCGCAAAAACATCTGTAACCGAGTTAACCATTGAGGAAAAAGATAAAATGGCGATTGACAAGAACGGAAATCCTGATTTTTATTTAGGACAAATTCTCCAGTACAATGATCCCATTGTTGACTTCTCTCCTCATCGCAGCAGTCAATTTGCAAAAGAATGGTTCGCTTTTAACAGCCTCATCTTTTTAGGAAATCGTCCAGGCTCAGTTTTGACAACTGAAGAAATTCTGAACGGAATTACAAAGCCAACTGATCCTCTCAGAGGGCATTGTAATTCCATGAATTGGAATGGAGCCATCGGCTACTCTGTATCTCGTGCTTTTGACATCCACAGAAAGGGAGATGTTGTCTTCCGTGATAGTGAAACTTCACCAGCTCAATTCAATGATACAGACGCGAGTCATTACATCCAGACTCGCTTTGCCTACGTAGAAGAAGAAGCAAAGAAAGGTAAGTTTGTCCCAGAACTTCTTCAGGATAATTTAAAACAGGAAAATCGAGTAAATGAAAAACGCTACAAGCAGCGAGTTTTTACAAGCTATCCTATGGTATTATCCATGTTAGTTAGAAAATATATGCTTCGCTTTCTTACATGTTTCACTAAGTACCATCAGGATCTTTTCCAGAAAGTTGGAATTAACACTGCTGCAGAATTTCACCTCGAAATGATGCGGCAGCGTTGCTTCGCAGGACCAAACGCTCGCGGATTTGGATTTGATTTAGGACGTTGTGATAAACACATGTCCAAACAGTTCATCAACGACGTATTCGGTAAGATCTTTAAACATTTTATCGTCAACGAACATCGCCGTCGTGAATGCAACTGTGGTGAGGATTTGGCTAAACATCTTATTATCGCTGATGTTGTCATTCGAAATCTATATGACAACTTCATCGCCTCACAAGATGTTGTTTACCATAAAACTCGCGGAAACTCTTCAGGATCCGATTGTACTACCGTTCTCAACTCTGTCTATCTTGAATATCTTCTTTACATGTTCTATGTGAAAATAGCTCAACAAAACAATTTCGGACCCAATTATCACCATTTTCGCGAACATGTTCTTGCAATCCTTTGTGGTGATGATGGTAAAGTTTGCGTCTCAGAAGGTTTGCTTGCTTCAGGATATGATTTCATAGCTTTTAAACAATATATGGCTGAACACGGAATTGTAGTTGATACACCACTTAAAGATGGCAGCGAACCAACTAGTATGCCTATCGAGGATATTCCTTTCATTTCACGTGAATGGGTTCTTCTCGAACAGTACGGAGTTTATTCACATAAGTTTAAACTTGAAATTCTATCTGGACATGTTTATTGGACCACTGATTATTCAGCTGAACATCTTGCTGATTTGATCAAACAAATTCTGACCCTGGCTGTACCTTACGGACGTGAATTTTACAATGGTTTCCTCCAATCTACGCAAAACCTACTTGAAGAACAACCTCACTTTCGGGAAGTTGTCTTATGCAGAGAATATGC